CTGATAGTGATCGTGGACTGCCTTTTCCCGGCCCTGTAACTGACGGGCGAATTCGGCCAGCTTTTTGTTGTGCGAGTAAAACTGGTTAGCCTCTTGGGTTCTTTGCCCGAGCTGTTGGTTGAAGCTTTGCAGCTTACCGCTAAGCGAATCTAACTGGGCTTTGTACCCGCCTTCCAGGGCTTTGAACCGTTCATCTGCGGTAGCGTCTTCAGACGAAGCTGATTCCAGAGAGTTAAGGGTAGTCGCCAAACGCTGTTGCATTGACTGCACTTGCTCATAGGCGGCGTCAAGCTGGCGGCTTTTTTGTGACTGCGCGGTTGTATGCTTATGCAAGGCAGAAGTGGCGTTATTTCTGACTCTTTCGTAGCCTGCGCTAATAGCAGACTTGATATTATCATCAAGGCCCGAATACCAATCTTGTTCACTAAGACTGGGCAGTTCGCCATTCCAGTTGTACGAAGCTGGCGCGGATTCCATGGTTGGCGCCGACTCCATAGCTGGAGCTGCATCCATCACAGGGGCCGCACTGTCCGCGCTTACGATATCTGATGGGGTGTTTGGTTGCTCGTCCGACATCTTATCTCCATTAACCGTTTGGTTGGTCAGACCATAGGAACTTTGTTAGGGTTGCTATCGCCCTTCATGGTCTGGACAAGGCCGACAAGCTGGTCAACCATATCAGGACTTTGTGCAAGTGCAGCAAGAAGTCCTTCCATTCCACCAGCGTTTTCAAGCAGGCCGGACTTTTCGAGGAACTCTTGCAGTTCTTCTTCGGTCACACCAGCCTTTTCGGCAAGCTCGGCAGCAGTCATCATCTTAGCGGGCTTAGCAGCAGGCTTGTCAGCAGTTTCAACGGCAGCAGTTTCCACTGCCTCTTCTTCAACTGCGGGCATTTCGGCCTTTGGCCCAGCATCTTTCATCATCGGTTCAGCCATTTTAGATCCTTTAGCTTGGGGCTTACTAGGGGTTAGTAACACATCACTTGTGTCGGTATTCATAACCTTGTTAATAAGGCCACGAACATCCTCATAGCTGGGGTTTTGGGCCATAGCTATGCCTCTTACTAGAGAGTTTTAAGTTCTTTTACGGGACGATCCGCAAAACGTTTTGCGATTTGAGGCGATCTAGCAGCGTAGTCTTTTACAACCTTGTGCCTAAGTTCCTCAATCTCGACTTTTCTTTTATATTCGTTTATGGGCTCAATGCGCAAGTTTTCTGCCGACTCCCCAACGTGGGTTCGGGCCATGCCGGCTAACATACGCTTTTCTTCTGCCTTCGAAGAAATCATTGTTTGCCCGTTATTGTAGGGCCGAAAGAGCTGAAATACAGAGCCGGATGCACCGCCTGTTGACAGCTTTCTTTTCATCTCCGTATCACAGCATACGGGAATAGGCTCATCGTCAAAGGCTTCTGCCTGATCTCTACAGCTTGTACAAACAAATCCTAATAACAACATTGTAATACCTTTATTCTTGCGCCATCTGAGCTACTTGTTCTTGATTAGGGCTACCTTCAGCCGGGTCTACTTCAGCAGCCTGTGTTGACGCTTCTGCCATTTGATCTATCCCTGGTTGTGCTTGCTGTCCAGCGGGTTCTGGATTGTACAAGGTTGAAGGGATGCCAAAGCCTTCCATGATGATTTCGTAGAATTCTCTTTGGTTGACGTTGGGGTTGTTCATAAGCAGGTTGCTCATTTTGCCCACCACGTCTGCTAAAAGCTGCGGATTGTTTTTGATGGGCGAGTAGGGAGCAATGTCAAAGTGCCCATTGAAGTTCTTTAGATCGATCTGGTTCAGCTCAGAAAAGGTGTCCCTGTGCTTCACAGAATACGGACCCTGGCCATACTTTTGGAGCAGGCGCATACAGCGCTCACCCACACGACTGATAGCATCGCGGAAGTTACCTTCACGGAAAGCTACTCTATCACGAGCGTAGGCAGAAATATCTGCGGCTTCGCGCGCGGTTCTGATGTTCTGTGCCGCCCCTCTCGATTGTGATGTGAGGCCCGAAACAAACTGGGCGTCCCCGATCATGATCTCCCGCGCCCGAATAAGCTGTGGGTCTAAGTTAGCCGTAGGCGTAGGCATGAAAGCCTGAGCTAATGGGGCTCCCTGGGGGCTGGTCATCCTGATTGGAGTGTAGGAACCGGCAGGGGCATGGTATGCCTTGGCCAAGTCACCCATGTCCACAATGCCCGAGTCTACCATAATCCTAGGCAGGATACGGTGGATGACTTGGTGCATTGTTGTGTTGATGTTGTTGATGGCTTCCTGCTGGGGAATAATAAGTTCCAGCTCGGACAACCCATCTAAGTTTCTCAGGTTGTGGTTAAGGCTAAACATAGACAACGGCTGGTCATCTATTTCGCCTTCCCATATGATAGTACCGGTGGTTTCGTGCCAGTGGTAGGCGCGCATACCAATCATATCGTAGATTTCCCAAACGATAGCGATACCGAAAACTTCATCTACAGAAAGCTGATCGGATTGATCTCCCAGCATTGCCCATTGGGGCGTAGTGTCGGGAGCGACCGGATCTGCAAGTTTGCCCGGTCTTTTGTAGACACCCATTTCGACGCGCTTTTTAAACAGTCGCCAAGGCATTTCGACCATGTGAGTCCAGAACCTAGACTCTCTATGGGCTTTTGCGCTGGGGTCGTAGCCCACATGACTGGGTTCTACCGTAAAGATTTTTGGCTTTTTCTTAATCGGGTCAATAATAGTTTTGAAAATACCCCGTCTTTTAGTCAGGGCGTTGTCTAGCGCGATACCGCAAAGCTCCCGCATATCGTTTTCGCGGAAAACTTCGTTGATAAGGTGCGTAATACGTCCCTGTAGCTTGTGAGCTTCAGGGGTATGGCCGTTAGCTGCGACTGCAACTTCTTGACCCAAAAGCAGAAACTTAGCTGTCTCTACCGCAGTAAAGAAAAGGTTGACGCTACTACGGGGGTCGTCATGGAACTGAACGCCTCTATTGGAGGCGCGACTATTAAGATGAAAGAACTCGCCATTGTAGAAACGTTCTATTTTTGCAAACAGAGACTTTTCTTTTCCAATGTAATGTTTTTTATGCTGCGCCACCAAAACTTTTATATGATTAGTGTTCATGCGTTCCATCCGGCACCGGGAGCCCAGGGATTGTCAGAATCCGCATTAGACCCTCTTCGGCGCTTTCTTAAATTGGTGTCTAACGTGGCCATTCTTGCTCTAAGCTCGGCGTCAGCTAAAAGGTTTAGATTTGCCTCTTGTTCTTTAATCCTATCGCGAAGCTCCATATCTGTCAAGTGACGGGGCCAGTTGAGCCTCGTTAGCGCCCATGCGGCAATAATGTAGGTTCTAGCTAGGTCGAAGTGCGATGTATTCTTACCCTTTGATATACGTCTATCTCTGTTCTTGCCATCAAAGTTTATTAACTGTTGTACCCCGGTAAGGCTATTTATTTTAATGTCCTTAGTAGTCAAAGATACTTCCATATCCCCTTCAGCTTCCTGAATACTTTTTGATGTGGCCCGCCATCCCGGTTCCGTCCTACCTGATTTGTACGTCTGATGCCACACAGCATACCTATTTTCATTCATAGCAATGCCCAGCAAAGCTGCTGCGTTTGACTCAATAATAACTGTATTGCCTCTATTACGTCCGGCCTGTCTATATACTTGGGTAGCGGTAGTTAATAACGCATGAAGTTGTGTGGGCTGCACTCTTCCTTCCCAGGATGCCACCTCTTCCCAGCTACTAACGTCAAAAACAGAGATAGCAGAATAGTCACCCTGTGAACCAAAGTTCGCCGGGTCTACACAAAACAAATAGAAACGTCTAGGGTTAGGGGCCACAAACTCCCATAGGCCCGATCGTCCCGATTGTTCGTCACCTTTTAGCGCGTCATCTTTCATTTCTCTAAGGTATTCGGCGGCCTTACCTGCATAAATCTTATTGGTTTGGGTAAGCCAGCCTTCTGTCGGACCTGGGGGATATTTATTATCGAACCGATCAGGCTGATTATCGAACGTAGCCGGAAGTGCCGCACGGCGGAAATAAATATGATGTCGCGTTGCGCCTTTTAGGCGGCCCATCATTTCACTTTCTTCTTCAGAAAGTGGCCCCAGTTCCACGGGTTCTTCGGTGTCCTCATCTAACAAACGTCTACGTTTGTCGACCCACCATTCAAGGAAGAGTGGATGCCACCTCGTTGGTTGCCCAGGTGGAGGATTCCAAGTATTAAGCCATAATCTGTGCAGACGTGTACCCCAATCACCAGGAGTTGTTTCAAGGATAACTCTAGCATTTGGTCTAGATTCTACAGCAGGAAACAGCTTTTCCTGCAATCGCCCAAAGGTGTCATCGTCCATTTCACAGCCTTCTGTGATATGAACTCTATCGCGGGATTTACCAACACCGGGAGACTTAGTGCCGACTGTGATTGAGGTAATCTGATTACCATTCTCAAACTCTATGCGCTCTCTTGTAGCCTTCGTTCCTTTTTTCAAAGGGTTTCTAAGTACGTCAGGCAGATTCTCAAACGCATAAATAATACGGTCCATGATTTCGTCGCAGGTATCTCTGTCCTGCGCGACAATAGCGGTCTTAATGGCTTCGCCATACATAGTGTCTCTAAGCATCAGCAGGCACACAATAGTAGATATCATAGCCTGTCTGTACTTACTTACGTACAGCCATCTGTTATTTTGGTAAGCGTCGGCAACGAGCATCTGTGCCGGCGTAGGATCCAGTAAAGCTTTTTGGCCTTCGTTTGTTTGAATATAGCAAGCACGAATAAAAGAGTCAGGAGTAGCAAAAAGTAAATCGACATGTAGCTTTTTTGCTTGATCTACCGGCTCTCCAGATTTATTACCGTACCAAAGCTTCATGCCTTTTGGTAGGCCCTTCAATTCAATATTGGCTAATGCCGTTTCATAGTTCATGCTGTGCTCGTTTTACTGTGGTTGACTGTGAGCTGCCGCCCTGTTATCTATTATTCGACTCTCTATTGTGCGTCAACTGGAGCTACCCGTGGCCGGTAAGTATGACCATATAGATCGTAAAGTTACAAAGACAATGTATCTTGCGGCAAAAAATGCTTTAGAAGAAAGGGCTGATACCCCTAAGTCTAAGCGCGGTGGACTTGATCCAGAAGAGGCTCGAAAGCAGGGTATAGATAGCGGTGTCACTCGCGCACGTCAGATTGTATCTGCCTGGAAAAGCAAGTCGCCTTTATCCTTTGAAACATGGCGCAAGGTAGCTGCGTTTAGCCGTTTTGACAATCGCCCCCCTTCTACTAAGATTAGACAGGCTCGGGGCCTTTGGGGAGGTAAGGCGGGAACAGCCAAGGCTAGAGGCATTATGAAACAAAAGAAAGCTGCGGACAAAAAGAAATGACAGCACTCGCACCTGTTGTAGACCTGACATGGATAAACGATGACGAGGTTCTGAATAACCTAGAGGTCATGGTTCGTCAAGGGATGTCGGTAGATCAATGCGCCCGCATATTAGGTTTGCAGGCTTCGTCTGTTGCTGTCGTGCTGCAATCTAACCCTAAGATAAAAGCTGCGTCTTTACAGGCAGTAGACCATACGCGGCACAATATTACCCGAAAGATTGTAAATAAGTCTGATAGTGTTTTAGATGTTCTGTACGATATTGTACATTCTCACGATGAAGACGTGGTTAAAACACGCGATCGTATCGCAGCCGCTAACCTGTACCTAAACGCTTCTGGCATGATTGGCAACAAGGCAGCGGAAGCTGAAAAGCGTATGAACCCTGCACAAGTTAAGACTACCGAGCAAGACAGAACTGCCCAGTTTATCCTTGATAGATTGATAGACCGCGCAGTAGAGTCTAGCGGAGAAGCTAAAAATGAGTAACTACACAAAGCCGGGGCTACGAAAACGTATCGTAGCCAGCGTTAAACGTGGTACAAAAGGTGGTAAAGCGGGTCAATGGTCTGCACGTAAAGCTCAGATTGCTGCCCAACGCTATAAGAAAGCTGGCGGTGGGTATAAAAAAGGCGGCCCTACGAAAAAGCAACTATCTTTAAAAAAGTGGGGACGCGGAAAATGGCGTACTGC